AGGTTTAAACACTTTCTGTTTATATCTCCACCAGACTCTTTTCTCATGTTAATAAATTCTTCTATTTCAGGATGAGAGATATCCATATAAGCTGCATAACTACCACGTCTAGTTACACCTTGATTAAAGGCTAACATTTGAGAATCAACAACATGAATAAAAGGTATGCTTCCTGTAGAGCGACTACCGTTAGAGGTAGAGATACCATTACTTCTTATATCTCCCCAGTATCCTCCGATACCACCGCCTGAACTTGCCAACCATATGTTTTCATCATAGTGGGATGACAAACCATCTCTACTATCAGGAACATAATTTAAAAAGCAACTGATAGGAAGACCACGACTTGTACCACCATTGCTAAGTATAGGAGTGCTAAACATAAACCAAAGGTCAGAGCTATAGTTGTAAAGTCTTTGTGCTAATTCAAAGTCTGTCTCGCCTTTAAAAGTAGCTCCAAAAACTGCAGCTCTAGCAAAAGCTTCTTGAGCATGAGTCTCCTCATCCCAGAAGTATCTATCCTTTAATGTGTCTAAACTAAATTTATCTAGCTTCTTTTCTTTATCGTAATCTATTACTATCCCTAGATAAGGTTTAGTTCCTACTTTATCTTCAACCATCTTTTAATTCTCCGTGTAACATTGTAGAGTTGTATATTTCTGAGCCATCTTCCATTATTAATTTTAAATATGGTCTAATTCCAGACTTAAATTTACCATAGTCTGTATGTTCTATCTTAACTACTTTCTTTTTGTCTATGTACATTCCGACTTCTACTGTTTGGAATCCTGTTGTTTTAACGCTCATTATCTACCTCCTGTTCTAAATATATATTAATAATTGCGTAGTGAATAATTTTTTGTAAGTCTTTTATATTCTTACCGTCTTTCTTTCCGTATCTCATAGCGTACTTCATAATGTTGCCAATACAAAAGCCCTCACCATGACCGGAATCAATAATCATATCTGTTGCCTGATACTTACCATTTCCATAATGTTGATTATAAGTTAAATCAATATAGTCTTTAATATCTTTTAATATTTTATCTTCATTGAATTTATATTTAATCATTTATATTTTCCAAAGTAGCATCAGGATTTTGTTTTATTTTTTTATAAAACCATCTATAAGAGTAAGCACTCAACATAAATTTATTATTTAAGTAAACGTGTGTTTGCTCAGGTAAAAACTTATGTAAATTTTTTTCATTAATTTTTTTAGAGTCTTCTCCCTCTGGAGTCATACTTCTAATCCAATCAATTAATAAATGTTTAGCTTTTTTTCTAAGCTTCTTTGCTTTTTTCTGATTCATAATTTTTAACAAGTTTCCAATAATTTAAAATACTATTAAACATATTGATGTGTTTCTCATGCGACTCTTTATCCCATACATAACAAGATATTATGTCAGGATTTTTTCTGTCTACAAAAATAGAAACTCTTTCTGGATTATTATAATTACATCCTTGTGCATACGCTGATAGTTGCATACCATGTTCATCATAAACTAATTTAGCAGGTTCTTTACCCTCTAAGTTATCTTTAGTTTTAAAATCAACAAATATTCCTGACTTAGAATACAAATCAATCTTACCACCATAACCTAAATCAGCACAGAAAGAATCTTCTGCAATCCAATTTTCATCTGGAAATGTTTCGTCTAAATAATTTTTTATCTTCTTGTATATTTTATTTTTAGATTTACCTAAGAATCCTTTTTCTATCTTAGCGTGTATTTCAGTTCCTTTCTTAGCTGCATTCTTACCAATCTCTTTTGAGTGTTCTTTACACCTGTGCATAAACTCTTGATTAGATTCCAACTCTTCCTGTTCTAAAGTTAAAGCAGAGTTTATAGCTTGTTCTATCTTCCAATTTTCTAAAGCTGGTTTAGCAACCATTCCTAGTATTGTAGTTACTGATGGAACTAGTCCTAAGTTTTTAGCGTCTCTTAATGTAGTGTTTCTTTCTTTACCATTAGCACCGATAATAGTATACATAGGTTCTCCTTCCTGAGTATACCAATGACCAGACTCTGATTTAAATTTACTGTATTCGTCATTTACATTTTTTATCATATTCTTTAAACGCTTTAATTACATCTTTTGAAAATAACTTTTGCAAGTTTACTAAGTACATTTTACTTGCTTTGTTATCGCCACCTGAAACTGTTTTAAAATAATCAAGATTATCTACTATAGTTCTTAGAACATCTGTTTTAAAAACCAAAGTACAATATTCTTCATCGCCAATACAAAGATTATGAAACCAATAGTCAGACTCTGTTGCTTTTATTCCTGATGGTTTATTCCAACACTCATACTCAATAGCGATGTTACCTGTCTTCATCCACATATCACGTTCTGACTTAACTTCTACTTTTTTGTTGGTAAGCATATCTTTAATTTTATCTTCACGAATCTCTCCGTACTTTAAATCTATGTCAAACTTTTTTCTATTTTCTTTAGTGGGTTTCACTCCAGTCTCCTCCTATCTTGTACTCCCCGTCTAGAGGGCATCGAAGATTTAATAATTCTCCTGCTTCTATTATAGCATCCACAGCACATTGTCCAACATACTCTGCTTGTGATTCCTTAACTTCTACTTGCCACTCATCATGGATATTAGCAACAAAGTTATAATCAATACTGTTTAAACGTAGCTTACTATCTAACAAAACTAAAGCCTGTTTCATTACAATAGCTCCTGCTCCTTGAAGTAAGGTATTCAGGGCAGCGTGTGCATTTCTAATATATAACTTCCTTCCATCTAAACCTTTGAGGTAACCCTTAGACGATGCTCTTCTAACCCTGTCTCCAAGAGATTTAAATGTAGGCTTATTATCGAAGAAATGTTGTCTAGCTCTTTTACCATCTCTTGTATTTCCTCCAACCACTTTTCCAAGCTTTTCATCTCCTGCTCCGTACATGAGTGCATAGATGAATGTCTTTGCCTGATTTCTAGATTCAAGTCCTGCAGATTTTTGATTAGCTGTGTGTATGTCTCCATTGATAATTTCATCTCGAAACTCCTCGTCATTCATGTAATGAGCTAACATCCTTATCTCTAAGCCACTAGCATCAATACCTACTAAATTATATCCCTCTTCTGCAACCCAACAAGCCCGACACTCTTTTCCATACTCAGAGTTTACACTAGGCACTTGAGCCATATTAGGATTCCTATGAGTCATTCTTCCTGTTATAGCTCCATTAGGTATAACAAAACCATGTACTCTTCCATCTTCTTGTACTGCCTCACACCACGATTCAATCTGAGCTATTCTTTTTTGTAATAGTAAAAAGTCAGCTATTAACTTTGCTTCGTGGATATGAGTTATCTCAGATAAAGTTTTCTCGTCAACTATAGGTTGACCTGTCGGAGTAAATCTTTCTGGCTTCCAACCAAAGTCAACTAAGTATTCTCCTATTTGTTTTCTACTACCAAGATTAAACTCTTGTAAAGTTTTTCTCATAAAAGGTTCAAAGTTAGAAGTGTTTAAACACCTTTCATATTCTTCATCAGATAAACCTCTTTTTGATAGAGTCCCATCTTTTTTAATGTATGGTGTAGCTAATTTATCATCAACCCACTTTGGTTTAAAAGTTGTATGAACTTCATCTTCTATCTCTTGTTTCTTTTCTCTAAGCTCTGCTAAAAGTAGCTCTGCTTTTCTTTCATCAAACTTAAATCCTGCAATCTCTTGTTTCTTCATTATGTCAGCTATTGCTGTTTCTAACTGTAAAGATTGTTTAGAGAATCCTTTTGATTCTTTTTGCAACTTTTTAAACACTAAAGTATTTAGCTGTACATCTCTGACACAATAGTTCAACATTTCAGATGAGTAATTAAGATAATCTTCAAACTCTATCTTGTTGAATCCTAACTTAAAACCCCAAGTCTCTAAGCTATGTCCTCCTTCTCTAGTAGGATTAAACAGTCTTGACATAACCAAAGTATCTAAAATTTTCTTGTCAGATAGTTTTATACCTGCAAATTTTTCTACCATTGGTATATCAAAACCAATTATATTGTGCCCAATCAAAGTGTCAGCCGACATAAGTAAGTCATAACCATCCTGTAGTTTTTTAGGCGGAAACTTAAATATTTCGTTTGTCTCTAAATCTTGGGCAACAATACACCAAATCTTAGTTGCTTTTAAATCATCTGTTTCTATGTCAAAAACTAAATCCATAATTAAAATGCTTTGTCATCATAATCAACTTCAATGTCTGAATCAGACAGTTCACTAAGTCTACCTGTTTCAGTATCGTAAAGCAAGTGAGAAGCCATACCAACGTCTCCTGTGTATCTTGATTTTAAGATACGTACTCTCGTTGTTCTTGACTCATCAAAGTCATCAGACTGTTGATTTCTTTCTAGAGCTATCACACAATCTGATAGTTGAGCTATACTGTTTGAGCCACGTAAATGAGATAGACTTACCTCTATACCATTTTCATGACCTTTATTACCATCAACTCTTCTTAGATGAGATACTAAAATAATACCTGCTCCTGTCTCCTCTACAATACTTCTGAGCCTAGTCATGATATTATCAATAGCTCTTCTTTCATCTCCTTCAGATACCGCACTAACTAACATATGTAAGTGGTCTACCACTATCCATTTGCAGTCACATCCGACAATCATAAATCTTAATTTACTAAAGATATCATCAATGTCATTAGTACCAAAGTGAGAATGAATCCATACTCTATTTTTATTTTCGCCATCATAAAGAATATTAAACATCTTATCTAATTCTTCTCTACTAAACTTTTCTCTCTCTTGGTCTATATACAGTCTAGCATTAGCCTCAATGGAAAGTATGCCATCTATAGTTCTTCTCCAATCCTCCTCAAGAGCTATCACTCCAACATTATCTGTTGTATTTTTAATCAAGTGATGTTCAAGTTCTCTAGTAACTGAAGACTTGCCTAGCCCTGTACCACCTGTTAAAGTAACTAACTCTCCTTGTCGCAAACCATAAAGCTTCTTGTTTAAACCCTCCCAAGGATAAGGAATACTATCTTTCTTTTCTCTGTCATGAAACTTTTCTCTTTGCTCAGATACATTTATAACTCCTGATGGAGTGTAAACTTTAGCAGTCCAGAAAGCCTCAACAAATTCTTTATGCTTATTGTTTCTAAGCATATCGTTAGGGTCTTTCCAACCATTAGGCAAAGTAAGAATCATAGCCTTGCCCGGTTTAAACAGTCTAGCAACTTTTGTTGCAGCCTCTTTTCCTGCCTTGTCATTATCAAAAGCAATGACCACATTTTCAAAGTTGTCAAAGTATTCAAGACTTTCTTTTATATCTTTGACTGCACCTGCTGCTCCACGCTTGATTGAAACAACTGCCCATTTACTACCTAACAATTCATAGGCTGACATAGCATCACATTCGCCTTCGGTAATCGTTACATACTTACCACTATTAAATAGTTGTTGACCAAACAAGCCTGTTTCATTGTAGCTACCTGATAAGAAAAAGTTTTTATCTTTTACAACTCTAGTCTTTGTAGCTGAAAGCTCATGACCATTATAGTACGGATATAAATGTTTAATTACTTTGCCCTGTAAATCATGGACAACTTTTACTCCATACTTTTCTGCTGTTGCTTTTGAAATGTGTCTGTCAGACAACGCTGAAAACAAACCGCCATCTAAAGATTCAGTCTGTTTAAACGTATTGGTATTTTGTTTTTGCATATTACTTCCTTCATTATTTTGTTTGTTGTACTTCGGCATAAATTCTCCACAACTGAAACATTTTGCCGAGCCATCTTTGTTAACCCCTACTGCATCACTGCTACCACATAAGGGACATGGTTGGTGAACTTTGTCCCAACTGCTATCCATAAGCCCTCCTGTTATGTTATTTTTTGACGGTCTTTGTTTTAGACTCTTTTACTTCCTCAGCCTCAACAACCTCTTCTACTTTCGCTTCAGGGCTGTCCTCTAACAATTTCTCTAAGTTAGCTCTGTGAGTAGCTGAGGCAAAACTTAGTGCTTCAGTTACAGTGTCTAAATTACCTACCTTAGAAATTATAACTCTAGCCTCTCCTTGCTTTGCCTCTTCTTTAATCTTATTTATATCGTAGACTACTTCACCATCTTCTTTCTTTACTGTAATAATCATAATTAAAACTCCTCATTTTCAGAATCAGACTCAGAATATTCTACCAGATTTTCAACCTTAACTGCTACTAATTCAGCAAAACTTCCGTAATCATTTTTATACGGTTTTATCTTGACAGTAACTTCAGAACCATTACCTACTAATGAATCTAAACTATTACCATCAGAATCTAAAAGTTTAGGAGCTTCATTCAAAGTACCATCATTTCTTTCTGCTCTTCTGCTAAAAGTAAATGCAGGTTCTTCGTACTTAGATTCTCCTGTTCTAGTCCTAACTTGAGATAAGCCAATGCCTTCTAATTTAGTGGCAGTCTCATCATCAGTTAAAACAGTAAGTCCATACTTATGTGGTTTAAACCTAGTATTAGGTGTGGTTATGTTAGCCCACATAGCTTTTCCTTTTACATATTCATACATAATATTATACTCCTTAAAATAAATCTATTATAGCATATAGGGTTTTTAGGCACAAGACCCTAAACTTGTTCAATACCTGAGTATCGAATGATACGATAAAGGAAGTGTAAATATGAGGGCTACGCATCATGCCATTGGGGAAACATCAAAGATGTCACTTAAATTTGCTATGTCATTTTCAAACAGAGTTATAAAAAAGTTATCTTCTGTTCTACTAATTTCATAACAAACTTTATTCTCATAAAGTTCCTTATAGTTATCATTCACAAAGTTGGTAAACTTTTGATATTGTTTTTCGTCTACCAATCTTGTTTCAGAGCTATTAATCATTTTCATACTATACTCCTACTATTTCTCAATGTCAACCTCCTTATGCCACCAATTAGGCATTGCTCTACCTTTCTCCCACTTAGCGTAATGCTTTTCGTTGATACAGTAATCTCTGTACGCTTTGATAGGGTCATCATCTTTGTATTTATCTGGCATAGCTTGTGCGAGTGGTGTCATACCAATACGCTTGATATTGTCAGGCTGTTTAAACAATGCCCTTGCTAACTTGTCAACTGATTTGTGAGTCTTACCGTATCTAAAAGTATACTCTCTACCTAAAGCTAAGAAGTGTTTGTATAGCCAAAAGTAATTAGCACTTGACTCTCTTGCCCAAACTGTACAAGGGTGATTCCAATATGCTCTTTTGTAAAGTCCTGCCTCGTCTGCATACTTATTGCCATCTAATTCTCTGTGTGCAGTACACAACATCTGTGCAGTTTCTAATGGCATTTTAACCAACATCTTATCTGGCTGTGCGTGTGCTGATAAAATTGGACAGTCATAAAAATAAAATATATTCATCTGCCTTGCCCTCGATATGCTTTGTAACTCTTCCTTTTGTTTTTATTCATGTGCTTAGTAGATATCTTAACTCGTCTACCTCTGCCACCTCTGCCCTGAGATGTGCTTTTCTTAACATGATTAATTAGTTTTACTTCCTTCCTAACTGCCATATTTAATCCCTCGTTCTATGGTCTCTACGATACTGTACATACTCTTTAACAAGACTTGTAAAGTTATCTTCGTACCATTCTTTATAAGGCTTCTGCTCATCCTTCCACCTTAAACACTCATCACAATACTCTACATACTTTCTACCTATAAAAAAAGTTATAGCTTTGTACTTTTTAGATTTCTTAATTTTTAAATTTCTTATATCCATAAATAAAATAAAATATTAAATAATTATTTTTAATCAAAATTTTATAACAAGATTTTATCATAAATTTTTGACATTGTCAAGCCCAAAAAAAATGAGCAGTTTTATATCATGCTCAGGATATCATTTAATATGGAGATTTAAATGAAAAATATTTAAGCAGTTTAACATCATGCTTAGGATGTCATAACTCAAAACGGAAAAAATTATGAAACTGTTTAAACGCTCTAACTATATTTATAATTATCTTTATTATATTCTAGTCCAAGTACATTTACTAACTGCCATTTTATATTCTGTAAATTTCTAGCGTCACTTAAAAACATATCTTGACACTCAAATAAAGTATCTAAAGCTGTATCAAGATTGTTTACTGAATCAACTAGAGCTTGATACTGTTCGTTAGAAAACTCTATTGACACTTTTGTTTTTAATTTTTTTACTGTTACATCTTTTTTCATTTTACTTCTCCATCATAATGCATTGATATTATCTCTGCTATCTTTTCATAAGTACAGTCTATGATTTCATTATCTTTGAATCCTCTATCCTCATCATAGTCCCCACTCATTAAATCGTTATGTACATCTTCGACAAATCTATCTGTAGTTTTGTCTGATAACTTTGATGCTATCTCATTTGCTACTGATAAGTTCTCATGTATCTTATCTTGCCAAGTCTGCATTTTCTTCCTCCATAAGTTGTTGTTCTTCTAAACATTCTCTGTCATATTCTAAATCATAATAGTCAAATTCTTCAAAGCATTCATCTTCATAAGTTACTTTGTCTGACCATTTCCAATCTGTATCCCATAAGGATATTCCATCTGTCTTTGAGTTGTCAACTATGACTGTATCATCTTTTAAAGTTATGATTAAGTCAGTCCACTTACCTACTTGAATTTGTTTAATATCATCTACATTAAACTTATAACTCTCTGCAATATTTTCTATATCCCAATGTAAATAGGTATTATATTTTGCACGCACTGTTTTTACTTTACTGTAAGACATTTTATATTTCCTCCAAGTCTTCATTTTCAATGTACTCTGAGATATAAGATACATCTACCTTTCTGCCTACTGTAAATAATTTAATACTTCCATCTTCGCTTCGAAGTGGATTACCCTCTTTATCCTCTTTACAAAACTGTACATCCCATAATTTAGGTACATATTTTTTACCCATTCTATTCCTCTCTAATTATTTTAAAAGTTTTTAGTTGTTGTATTTCATCCCACTTTTTTAAAGGTATTCTTTTCCAATGCGGAGCATGAGCTTCTTTAATCTTTACCCACTTATAACCAACTGTACCGACCTTAAACATTCTATGTCCTGCGGGTACATTCCGTAACTCGTAAGCATTGTAGAAACTAATCAACATCTTTTATTTCCTTTGGTAAATCTTCCCATCTATAAAACTTTTTAGTTTCAGCATCCCAAAACAAACCCTTATAAATAGGTTCATCATCAACAGGAATACTACCTATCGTTACTCTCGGTTTATAATTTTTTGCCATATGTTCTCTCCTTAATTTTTATTTGGAATTAATCCCCTTCTATCAATTTCAATCATCATATCTAACATATCTGCATGAATGTGAGGTTTTGAATCTTTTGCACATTTCCAAAAATAATCTAATAAATCTTGATTAGAACAATCTTGAATCTCAAAATCTTCTACCCAAACAGGATTGTTAAATTTTATAGTATGGTTTTTAAAAGTCATTGTTTTCTCCATAATAATAAGTGCAGGGCGGTGTTTATAGAGTGCTTGTAAACCCACTCAACAGGAACACATTTAAATTCCTTCCTGTAGTTATCCCTTATCAGAATACCCTACACTATTTAATAATAAGATTGTCTCATCTCAGAAACAAAAGTCAATACTATATAACTATAAGTTATATGCTTATTCATTTAAGTTTATTAATTTATATTCTCCTCTTTCAATTTTACCAACTACATCAGATTTCTTTTCTCCTAAAAATAAATCCCTACATTTGACAACATGCTCATTAATCCATCCGTACTTGTCATCAATAAAGACTTCATCCTCTGTAATCTTTACAATTATTTTATCTTCACTCTTGTAGTAAGTAGCATCATCATCAACCATGATAAAATCATTCTCTAACTTTTTACCACCTAAATTATACATATTTCTTTCTACTAATTTTTTCATAAGCTGTTTAAACGCTCCTCCCAATCTTCCATAATATTATTAATATCTATAATCTTTTCTAAAGAAAGACCATAATCCCAAACTCTTTCAATGCCATCATTCCAATTAGTCCATCTTATAAAAGATACATTCTTGTATCCTTTTTGAGTGACCCACTCTCCATCTTCGTTTTGATAAGAGTTCCATTCATCCTCAGGCAAATCTTTATCATACTTCAAAATAAATATATCAGATGAATCCGTAGCATTAACTCCTGCGTACTCATCATCCCTTGTAGCATGACATAGTTCTGGGTCATTAGTTATGTCCTGTAAAACATTACCTTCACATTCAATAAAATAATGATACCCTTTGTTTTTAGTTTCTTCTAGAATCTCTTCTAATAAATGTCTAACCATGACACCTCCTTAGTAATCGTTATCATTGTATTTTACCACTCCCTGCTTGTCAAACCTTTTTGTTTCTTGTGGTTGTATAAAAAACAATGTCAATATTGCAAAGCTAAAAACAACTATGCAAAACAATAATAAAACTCCATTCGTCATACTACCTCCTCGCCTTGCATAAAGGCTTTATAAATATTACTTTCCGGTTCTAAATATATTGTTTTTTCTGTATCATCATTCCCACAAAAAGGACATACAGGTATAAATTTATTCTTCTCGCCATAGTGTTTATGACATTTAAGACATTCAACTACTTGTAGATACATCTGACACCTCCTCCTCTATATTGCTACATTGCCAATCTTTTGAAGCATCATAACCAATCGCCCATTTCAATTCTTCTTTAGCTAAGTCATGTGCTTCATCTTCGTTCTTTGCTTCTACAACATAATCGTATTGTAAAGTTTCAAATGGTACGAAAGATACCTTATATTGTGTTGGTTTACTCATGCTTCCTCCTCTCTAGTAGTTTTAATCTTCGACATGATTCCCATTTACTAGCGTAGCCACATAATGCCATACCTACACCGCTTATGAAATCTTCAACTGTAACTCCTTCTCGCAGTTTCATCTCGCCTTCTTCGTAGTCTAAGTCACATAAGTCGTAGATAATATCTTCTGTTTCACTTAGTATTTGTTTAGCTTTAACTCCTTCTTCAATAGCTTGTTCGTCTATATATATCATATTATTTCCTCCTCAGCATCTATGAATTGTTGACAAGCCCTATTCATATCATCCCATTGTTTCGTGATGCTACCTAGTTTATCCATCAAAAAAGATACTCCTTGATAGACTGTGCCTGTGTCCTCATATGCTTTTACCTGACATTTAAGTTCTTCTACTATCATCTTAGAAAACATTTTATCAATTATTTCCTTTGCTTTAGTAGCTTCCTCTTTAGTCATTACTATTTCTTTAACCATTATTACTCCGTTTAAACGCTCCCTATTTAATTAGGTAAGGGAGCTAAACCTTAGCCCTCTTTACTCAAGCTCCTCAGCTATCAAAGTTACTTTGTAACCTAGCTCCTTTGCCCTTTGTAAAGTTTTAAGTGAGATAGTTTTCCCACCGCCAACCTCTCTAATAAAATCAGCTAAGGTATTATGGGGATAATAAAAATCAGAACCATAATAATTTTTCTTAACTATTTTTATTTCGTTGTCGATAATCATTCTTCCTCCTTAACTTCTGGCTCTAGCGATTCCATACCGCAAGAGTTACAAACATAGTTAATCATCAAGTCTATGTTCTTTCTTGATGTTCTGTAACTAAACTCACATTCAGTACAAGCTACTTTTATCATTCTTGTAGTCTGTTTCTTGATACCTCCTGTGCTTACCTCTGCATGTGGATACTTACCAATACTCTTAATGATACCTTCAAGAATACCTTTCAACCAATCCCCTGCAGTAGTTGCAGTCATTTTACCTTCAAGCCCAATCGCCTTAGCAATCTTTCTAAAAGTTCCTTTGTGTCCACTCTTGCAGTCATCAATCGCATGAATCATTTCATGAGCTAATATATCAAGAACCCTCATAGAATCTTCAACAACAGGCGAGACAAATATCTCATTAATATTGCTCTTGCTTGATTCCCTATTAAAGCACACTCCCAAAGTTTTATTCTTTGTTCTCTTGCCTCCGCTAGGTGGAAACCCACAAGATATTTTTATATCTGATGGAACATCTATTTCTTTTCCCACTTTAGAAGTAACTTCAGAGAGTTTAAACACTTTTGAAGTTAGTTCATTTTTTGCTAGAGATAACCATTGTTCCCTAGTCAAAGATTTGTTTTCTAATAGTTTCATTCATCCTCCATATTTCATATATTAAGAAACTCAATATGAGCAGTTTAAACTCTTACTCAGGAATTTAAAATAACCTATAACTTTTGATTATAAGCTTATTACTTAGTAAAGAAAATCAAATACACTCTCATGCATCAATGTATTTTTAGTAGCCTCCTTTAACATTTTAAATTTTATTTCCTTAGCTTCATCCGTTAGGGTATAGCTAAGCCCTGTCCTAACAACTAACATATCATCTAAATCAGATATTCTTTCTTCAATTCTATCTGTCATAACTTTAGTTTTGCTTACCTCATTATATAAATTATTAGATACATCATACTTATCTAGCTCAACACTAGCGTCAGTTAATACAGTCGCTTTCATTTCTAATTTTATTAACTCCTGCCAGAGATTGCTAACCTCCTCAGTTATAGCTTGAGTGGTTAACTTCTCAGGGTTAGTCGTTTCTAAATTTAAATTAATCATTTTTATTTTCTCCTTTATTTTATTAATCGTCTAAATGTTCCATAAAATCATCAATATGTTCTTTAGCTTCTTTAAAACTATAGTGCCAAACATCCATACCAGAATCAATTAAGTCCTCATCTTCAGATTCAATAACCCAAATATCTTTATCATAACTAGAATCTGTTAAATCATTTTCAAAATTATGATAAGTAAATTCTAAAAGGTTACCTTTCCTTATTTCAAAGTTTTTATATTTAGCCATTGTTAATACCTCCTTTTTAATTTTTAAATATTGCCACTTGATAATTTGGTAAATCTAGAGCCATGTATTCATATTGTAAATCGTTGGCAAACTTTTCATAATCAAAATAACTAGCTAGAAAATCTCTATCCAGAGAATTACCTATCAATATTTCATCTGCATAATCGTCAGAATATTCTTGAAAGCTATCATAAATACCTAAGTAATTATCTTCAGCTTCATCTACCATATAATCTTCATAATCTCTATAGCAGTTTTCCGCATAAGCTATGATGGCATCATTATCTAAATGACTGTCTTCCATAGCTTGAACAAAATTAAAAAGCTTTTCAAGGTCTGGATACTCTGTATCTAAACTTATTCCCTCAAAGTCATGCACCGCAACCTCATCAGCGTGTTCCGTTACATCTTGAATAGCCCATCTAAATTTATCAAAGTCTTCATAGTCGCTAGGTGTTAGCCAACCGCCGACCATTCGACCTTGATTATAAGCCTCTAAAGAAGCTACATATATTTTTATTTTCATAATTAAATACTCCGTTTTGTTTTCTGTTTCGCATATCCTCTCGGATGCTCGTCAGCATGGTTAATTCCATGTACAGAGAGCAGTTTTAAATCTTGCTCAGGATTTTATTTATCCTCCTTAGATTACGTTAACTATGATAACTGAAGCGATACAAAGTAGCAAAGCAAAAGGTTTAAGAATAAACCAATTAAACCAAGACAACCTGTCAACGCTTGTTATTGTTCTAATGTCATTGAGAAATAAATCCCACTCTCTTCTAATAAATTTAATCATTTTTTAAATCTCCTTTGAAGAGCTTTTATAATTGGGTAGCTCTTCATAAACCCTTGTGAAGTTAATCTTACTCCTTATCTTCTGCCCTATATTTTCTCATGTAAACCAATTCCAAGTCATTCTTAATAGATGGTTTATCACTCCAAGAGAAATTCTTGAGCTTGTATTCTCTTCGAATTTCATCTCCTTCTGGTGTAATTTCTTTCGAAGCAACTACAGTATTTTTGAATGTATTAACATCTGTAAGATGTGCATAGCATTTATCCTCAGGCATATCAAAATCAATGCTTACGAGCTTTTGTTTTGTACCCTTAAAGATTTTATCTATTACTCTAAAGTCTTCAAAGAAATAGCTTAATAAAGTTAATTGTTGTGTTTTCATAATATAAGTCTCCATTGAGAAGCTTTTAAAATTGGGTAGCTTCTCATAAACCCTGTTTAAACTCTCTTAGTTGTTAGCTTGTCTCTCTGCGAATATCTGAGCATTCCTAGCAACGTCTGAAACTGAGCCACCATTCTGAACTAGCCTTCCATCAACCTGAATCAATCTTCTTTTAAATTTAGGTTTCATGATTGTCTTAACCGCTTTTCTTTTTAAAGCTCTGTTGACTCTCTCGGCTCTCTTCAGAAACTCTTCAACCTGTTTAACATTCTCAGAATCAAAGTATTCAATTAAAAGCCAGATATTATTGCCGTTGAGTTCATCCTTGCCAACATATCTAAAATGTTGCCCATGCTCATCAATACCAAATTGACCCTTCTGGAAAGAGCCTTCCGCAGTTCCATATTTAATTGTTACAGTTTTTTGAAATTTCATAATTTCTCCATAGTTAAAATTAATATTGAGCAACCCCAAGTTATCCACAAGTTATCCACATTTGAATATTTAGCGTTGCCGTCCATGCGTTCATTATACAGAAAAACACCAGAGATTTTATAACTGTGAGTTATATTGTTATAGCGTGAAGTTATAATTAAAATCTTTAGAAGTTTATGAAGTTTATGAAGTTTATGAAGTCTTTTATAAAGTCCTTTATGAAGTGTTAGATATACCTACTACTTTATAAGTGCATTCTCTCTGATAGTTAACCAGACTGAATAACTTTAAAAGGGGCTTTTTATTTTTTGAATCTTGCAAAGACTTTATAAAGTTTTAAAAGTTTTACAGAGAGAGTTTAAACACTTTATAAAGTCTTCATAAATTTAGAAAGCCTTTATAAAGTCTTTGAAAGGGGAGCTATTAGAATCTAGAGAAGCCTTTGTAAAGTTTTACAGGCGGGGGCAGAGTGCCAGAGGGGGGTACACCGGTAGTATATAGTTCATCTACATTTTACAAAGTTTTTCAATGTTAACCAGTGCCCCTATACTTTATAAAAGAGACATAGTTTTTATATATAAATATAGAAACTTTTTAAGGGTTTTATAAAAGAATATTTGGGTGGGTTATATAGGTATTTACCGGGGGTCGGTAACACTTATATTATACAGTTGCAAATTCATTTTGTCAAGCATTATTTTTATACTTGACAAATTTGCAAAGTACCTCTATAATAGTAAGGTATGTCCTATCTGCAAACTAAAAAAGAAAGAAACCTTACTGAAAAGCAACAAGCATTTTTAGATAATCTTGTTACAACAGATGGTGACTTTAAAAAGTCTGCAGAACTGGCAGGATACTCAGGCAATCACTATCAAGTTTTGAAATCTCTTAGGGAAGAAGTAGTCGACTTAGCCTCGGATGTACTTGCTCGTTCTGCACCAAAAGCTGCATTTAAGTTAGTGCAGTTAATGGAATCGGACAGACCCGTACCTCAAGCTAGTCAAAAGCTAACTGCAGCTCAGACTATCCTAGATAGAGTGGGTGTTGCTAAGACTGATAGAGTTGAGGTTAATCATAATGCAACAGGCGGTATATTTATCCTGCCTGAAAAACAAGCTATAGATGTAGACTATGAAGATATTTCTAACGGAAGTTGAAGAAGATGGTAAAAGATATGCAGGTCCTAATATACTTGCAGAAGACTGGCAAAAGGCTGAACAAGCTGCAAAACATAATAACTTAATACTTATTGGTGAGTTTGTTGAAATAGTTGCAGATGGTGAGTTAATGCATTACATTGATAAAGTAGAAGACACAAGAGTACTACACTAATGGCACACGAAAAAAGAAGAGCGTCTTTAATAAAAAAGCACAACTTAAAAGGAGTTAATAAACCTAAACGTACTCCTAACCATCCGACAAAATCACATATGGTTTTAGCTCAGGAAGGTCATACGCTAAAACTCATACGTTTTGGACAGCAGGGTGCTGAGACTGCAGGTAAGCCAAAACCCGGTGAATCTGAAAGAATGAAGAAGAAAAGAGCGTCTTTCAAAGCTCGGCATCGTAAAAACATAGCTAAAGGTAAGATGTCAGCAGCTTACTGGGCTAACAGAGTTAAATGGTAATATGGCTTATTCCAAACAAGTAGTTGACCGTTTTGAAAGTGTTTTAAATAATCCTGACAAACATGCAGTTGGTAGGTTTGACCCCAACGACCCTAATGTAGCTACCGGTTTAACTGGTGCTCCCGCATGTGGTGATGTTATGAAGTTGCAATTAAAACTAAATAATGATGTAATAGAGGATGTTAAATTTAAAACCTATGGTTGCGGTTCTGCCATAGCATCAAGCACAATGTTTGTTGATATGTTGAAAGGTAAAACTATAGCTGAAGCAAAGCAGATAAAAGATAAAGATATTGCTGCAGCTTTGGAACTGCCTTCTATTAAGTTACATTGCAGTGTTTTAGCAGAAGAAAGTATTCATAGAGCTATAACAGACTGGGAAGCTAAAGTACAACATAGACAACATAACCAGCCAGAACGCTGGGAAGACCCTAACGGTTACGGTTACTAATGCCACACGCAGGACACTTTGGAGTAAAATCCGCAGCTAAACGTAACAGAATGGCTCGTAACAAAGCTAGAGCTAAACAAGTATCTGATGAACAGTTTAATGATAACTGGGATAAAATTTTTGGAGGCAAAAATGCCAAGAAAAGCAATGACAAAAAGTAGAACTACCACAAAAAGACGTGTTACTAAAAGCACAGGCGGTAAATCTAAATCAAGAGTTAATGAAGCTGGTAACTATACTAAACCTACTATGCGAAGAAATCTTTTCAATAAGATTAAAGCTGGTAGTAAAGGCGGTAAACCCGGACAATGGAGTGCTCGAAAGGCACAGATGTTAGCTAAACAGTATAAAGCTAAAGGTGGTGGTTACAGATAAATGGAACTAGCACTATACACTATTGCTTTTGTTGTTGGTTTAACTTTTGGTTTTATCATGTCTCAAATAGTTGTAAATTTAATTTATACGATTACAGAAAAAAATGCCACTAAAAAAAGGAAGTAGTCAAAAAACTATTTCAAAGAATATTAAAAAACTTAAAAAAGAGGGTAAGCCTCAAAAACAAGCTGTAGCTATAGCACTATCTAAAGCAGGTAAAAATGACAAAAAGAAAAGACCCAGAAGTAGGAACAGGTAAGAAACCTAAAGGTAGTGGTAGACGTTTGTATACCGATGAGAACCCGAAAGATACAGTTAGTATTAAGTATGCTACTCCTACAGATGCTCGTAACACTGTAAAGAAAGTTAAGAACATTAATAAACCATTTGCTCGTAAGATACAAATACTTACTGTACTTGAACAAAGAGCAAAGGTTCAAGGTAAAACAGAACAAGCAAATATAGCTAAACGAGGTAAAGAAGCTATTAGGAGAGAAAATGAGTCTAACAAAAACACAGCGTAGTCTTAGACAGTGGACCAAACAAAAATGGAGAACTAAGAGTGGCAAGAAGTCCTCGGAGACCGGAGAACGCTACTTACCTGAAAAAGCTATTAAAGCCCTATCAGATGAAGAATATGCAGCAACGACAAGGGCAAAAAGAAAAGGCACAAAGAAAGGCAAACAATTTGTTAAACAACCAAAACGAGTTGCCGAAAAAACAAGAAAGTATAGAAAGACCTCCTAAACAAATGAGATTAGTTCCTGACGGTTACATAAGAAGAGCTACTTCAACTATACCTTTTGGTTATGAGTTAGATGAGAATACTCCTAACTATTTAAAACCTATCGAAGAAGAACTAGACGCTTTATCTTTTGCAGAGAGTATGATTTTAAATGAAGAGTGTAGTCTACAAGAAGCTTGTGATTGGTTAGAGTACAAAACAGGTAGAAAGATTTCAAAGCCCGGACTAAAGAAACATGTCGATAAAAAATACGGACAGCGAGAAGAAAGATTGGGAAGTCAATCCTCATCTTTACTTGCAAGATGATGAAGGTAACTTTGTCTTAAAAAAAGACGGTACACCTAGAAAGAAAGGCGGTAGACCTAATACTGCTGAACAAGCTAAGTTAGCAGCCCAGCGAACTGTAGCTCGTAAACAAAAAAACATTCATAAGTTAGAAGAAAAACTAAAGAATGCTAAAAAATCTTTTAAAAAACAAAAAACAACTTTAGAGAATCTTGGTAGCGGTGACCAAACACTTGTTACGGATTCAGATATTTCAGCACTTCCAAAAGCAGTCCGAGAAGACCTCAAAGATGCAAATGTCTTGTTCCATCCTAATGAAGGACCACAGACAGATTTCTTAGCTGCAGACGAAAAAGACGTACTATACGGTGGTGCTGCAGGAGGGGGAAAATCATACGCAATGTTGGTAGACCCTCTCCGATACGCTCATAAGAAAGCTCATCGTGCTTTAATACTTCGTAGGTCTATGCCAGAGTTACGAGAAATGATAGATAAAAGCCGAGAGCTATATCCACAGGCTTTTCCCGGTGCTAAGTTTAGAGAAGTAGAAAAACTTTGGAACTTTCCAAGCGGTGCAAAGATAGAGTTTGGTTTCTTAGAACGTGATGCAGATGTTTATAGATATCAAGGTCAAGCATACTCTTGGATTGGGTTTGATGAAATAACACACTTACCTACAGAGTTTAGTTGGAACTATTTAGCTTCTCGTCTTAGAACAACTGACCCAGAAATAAAAACTTATCTTCGATGTACTGCTAACCCCGGTGGTGTTGGTTCAAGTTGGGTTAAGAAGAGATACATAGAACCAGAAGAATCTAATAAAAGTTTTGTAGGTACAGATGGACTAACTCGTAAGTTTATTCCTGCAAAACTTGCAGATAATCCATATTTATCTGAAGATGGTGTGTATGAGCAAATGCTTAACTCGTTACCTCCTATTCAACGTAGACAGTTATTAGAAGGAAATTGGGATGTTGCAGAAGGTGCTGCATTCGTAGAGTTTGACTCAGACGCACATATTATTACACCTTTTGAGATACCTTTGTCTTGGGAACGTGTAAAAGGCATTGACTACGGGTATGCTTCAGAGAGTTGTTGTCTATGGGGAACTATAGATATGAATGATGGAACTCTTATAATTTATAGAGAATTGTACAAAAAAGGCTTGACAGGTGAAGAATTAGGCAGTATAATAACTGATATGGAGATGGTAGACCCATTTTCAGTAAACGGTGTATTGGATACAGCAGCTTGGGCTAGAACTGGAACGACAGGACCTACTGTTGGTGAAGCCTTGATTAAAGCAGGTCATAAATTAAGACGTGCTGATAAGAATAGAATACAAGGTAAAATCCAAATACACGAATATTTAAAGGTTCGAGAAAGTGGTAGACCAAAGTTGCAAATATTCAATACATGCCCTAATTTAATTAGAGAATTACAAAGCATACCACTATCAAAGACCAATCCAGAAGATGTAGATACTCATGCTTCGGACCACGCATATGACGCTTTACGTTATATGATTATGAGTAGACCTAGAATGGAAAGTCCATTAGAAAGGTTACGAGGCATAAAAAGAGATATATTTAAACCTTCTGATTCGACATTTGGATATTGATAATGGCAGAGAAAGATAACTCTTTTTTAACAGCCGACAACATTTATGAAGATGTTGAAGGTGAGGCAGGAAAAAATTTAAGTTTAGAAGAAGACCAACAACTAAACTTAGTTGGTATTATTAAAAGTAGATTTGCTCTTGCTGAAGAATCTAGAGATTCTGATGAAAGAAGATGGTTAAGGTCATACGAAAACTATCGAGGACTTTACAATAAGTCTGTTAAATTTAGAGAATCAGAAAAGTCTAGAATATTTGTCAAGATAACTAAAACTAAAGTACTTGCAGCATTTGGACAATTAGTAGATGTTATCTTTGGTACAGGTAAGTTTCCAATAGGTATATCAGAAACTAAACTACCAGAGGGTGAAAAAGAAGATGCATTTTTAGATTTTCAAAATCCATCACCTAGTTTAGAAAGTGGCATACCTGATAACATCGGTAACAGATTAGAAGATTCTCCTGTTGAAAGCATTTACGATGTTGGATATGAAGGAGATGGTAAAACTTTAAAAGCTGGTGCAACATTTGGCACTGGCATGTTTGAAGACACTATTGATGAGATAGCTGAAAAATCTGGATTTTTAAAAGAAGGAACAAGTGCTAACCCACAAAACATAGAATTATCTCCAGCACAAAGAACTGCAAGAAGAATGGAAAAGCTGGTTCATGACCAGATAGAAGAATCAAACGGTGGTTCAGAAATTAGAAGTGCTTTACTAGAGGCAGCTTTATTAGGAACAGGAATTGTAAAAGGTCCTTTTAACTTCAACAAGAAACTACATAAGTGGGATACAAATGAAGAAGGTGATAGAGAATATAACCCACTTGAAGTTAGAGTACCTAGAATAGAATTTGTTAGTTGTTGGGACTTTTATCCAGACCCTGCAGCTACAAATATAGAAGAGTGTGAGTACGTAGTTCATCGTCATAAAATGAATCGTAGTCAATTAAGGCAACTTAGAAACATGCCTTTCTTTGACAAAGATGCTATTCGTGAATGTATTCAAGAAGGTCCTAACTATGAGGAAAAAGACTTTGAATCACAGTTGCGAGATGATTATAAAGCAGATGAAACTTATATGCCAAACTTTGAAGTTTTGGAATATTGGGGAATCATGGATGCTGAGTATGCAAGGGAAGTAGGTATTGAATTACCAGATTCAGTAGATGACTTAGATGAGGTACAAATCAATGCTTGGATATGCGGTAGCAAATTACTAAGAGCTGTTATCAATCCGTTTACACCTTATCGCATACCTTACAATGCTTTTCCATACGAAAGAAATCCTTACAATTTTTTTGGTATTGGAATTGCAGAAAACATGGATGACTCACAACAAATTATGAATGGTCATGCAAGAATGGCTATTGATAATTTAGCTCTGGCAGGTTCATTAGTATTTGATGTTGATGAGTCTGCACTGGTCGGAGGACAAAACATGGAAGTCTATCCCGGTAAAATATTCAGAAGACAAGCTGGTATGCCGGGACAAGCAATATACGGATTAAAGTTTCCGAATACTGCACCTGAAAACATGATGATGTTTGATAGGTTTAGACAACTTGCTGATGAGCAAACTGGTATACCTAGTTATAGTCATGGTCAAACTGGAGTACAAAGTATGACTAGAACTGCATCAGGTATGTCAATGTTATTAGGAGCAGCAAGTTTAAACATCAAAACAGTCGTTAAAAATCTTGATGACTTTTTGTTGAAGCCACTAGGCGAAGCTTACTTTCAATGGAACATGCAGTTTTTTGATGGTGAGATAGATGTGGCTGGTGATTTAGAAGTTAGAGCTACTGGTACAAATAGCTTGATGCAGAAAGAAGTTAGAAGTCAAAGACTTACTATGTTCTTACAAACTGCACAAAGTCCAGCTATCGCACCG